GAGATCGGTTGACGACTTCTCTTTCTCAATAGCAGCGTAGACCCTGTTAATGATCTGCTGCTCGGGTCTAGGCGGTATGGCTACCATGGCTCAATCCCAAGGGTTAGCGGACTTGCTAGCGGGGGCTGCTGCGGGAGCAGGTTTAGCGGCGGGTTTAGGCGCTGCCTTAGCTGGCGCGGCTTCCTGATTGAACAAGAATGCTTTGATGCGATTGCTGTCAGAATAACCGCCCGTACCCTTCTCAATACTGACCGCCGCGCTGAACGGCTTATCAAGCAGCTTGTCAGTGTCGTCTGCGTCAGGCTTACCGCACGCAGTAGCCCATGCCACCATCTGTTGACGACCAATACGCTGAGCTTTTTCGCTAGGATTGTTGATGTTGAAGTTTTGCCAGATCAAACGACCGGTGTACTCACCCTTGACGACTTCAAACTTCACTTTGATGTAAGAACCCGTACCGGCGCTGGTCGCTTTCTCCTCAGCGTCAAGTGCTTTCAACACGTACTCGCCATCAGGGATGGGGTCATACGAACCACCGGTAGCACCGGTGTCAGGGGTGACGTCAGAGACGTCAAAGCCAAATTTAGCCATGATAATTTCCTTAAGTTATTTAGAGATTGGGATCAGTTTTTCGATATTTTCGATTGTCATCTCAATATCGTCAGGACAGGTGTACCGGTTCTTAGCAGCGAACGCGGGGTTCTCAACAAAGTGAAGCAAGCGCTCACCAGTCGTTACGCCTCGTGTTTTCTGGTTATTGAAACCGGAGTCAGACTTGCGAATGATCACCTTGAACGCAGCAAACGCGAGCACATCAGCCCACTCCTGCAGCAGCGCGTTGCAGCGGTTAGGCAGCTTAGGCTGGAAGCGGTCGTAGGGTTCAGTACGCGGGTCTTCAAACTTCACCACGGCAGCGTGAGCGATCAGCACGACGTTCATACGGCGCTTTACACGCAGCACGTCCAGCCCTTGCAGGATCTCGCGGAACTCCTCAGCAACGAGCATCTGACCTTTACCGTAGGCAAGGTCTTTAGCGTCATGTGAAGATTCCACGTTGCTCACGATGAGCGGCTCGATGAGCCAATCAACCGAGTCGATCACGACGGTCTTGAACTCGTGATCCTCTTTGATGAGAGTCTTGATGTTCTCGACCACGTCTTCAACCTTAGTTGCACGCGGGAAGCTGGTAACGTCTAACGAGTCTAGCCCGTCCTCAGTGCTGATGAAAATCGGCGCTGGGAACTTGCTAGCCAAGGTAGACTTACCGATACCGTGACCGCCGTAAATACAAATACGGGGTGGCACGTCCTGTTTGCCTTTTCTCAAGGCGTCTTGCCAGTTTGACATATTTTTCTCCTTTCGTGGGTTAAAGCGGTTTGTCATCCGCTGTTTCAAAATCGTCATAGTCGAGACCCATCTGCCCAAAGTCCCAACGCTGAGGCATGTACGAGAACGAGTTACGATCCCAGCTCAGCACATTGATAATGTCGTCCTGCTCACTTGCTACTACCATGCAAACTGCGCACAGCGTAGGGTCGCCAACCATCAACAGGTGGTCGCCATTTTGCCATTCAGCCATGACACGACGCGCCTTAGCGATCATGCCTGTCGTGTCGTAAGGTTTACGCGGATTACCGAAAACCGCACGCAACGCGCCGTACTTCTTCGCGTCCGAGAGGTCTTTGTTATTGTCTACTTGTACTACGTAGACAGTTCGTTGATTACCGTGTTCCATTTTTAACTTTCCTAGTTTTCTTAGGTGGTGGTGCCACTAAAGCGATCTGCTCAGGAGTGAGATACTCAGAGCAGCCGACCGCTATGGCGATTTTTATCGCCTCTTTGTTGTACCAGTCATAGTCTAAATCAGCTGGGTGTGTGACCTTGTCAAGCAGGGTCATGCATGCCTTAGCGCCTTCGGTCTTCGGAACCTTGTTGCCATTCGTAGCGTACTTGATAGGCTCATTGCTAGCATCCGTTGATTGATACCACCGTACGACTTTGCCAAGATAAACGCCGTTCTGCTGACCGCCGCCGGTAACATTTCGGGCACTAATAAAGTCCGTGAACGGAGCAGACCTAATCGTGTCTTCAAACGGAGTACCTTCTGCCAGCCATGCTCCCACAGCATCTGACGATACCTGAGCCGTTGGGTTTTTCTTGAGAGATAACGGCGCATAGATTCCTTTCACTTTTAATTTGCGATCAGGTTTGACCGCGATGTAATTATTGACATCTTTGACAGCTAAGGCGCGATATGGTGTGTACTCAAATGAGAAACCAGACACCTCGCTGAATTTGTTGACAACCTTCTCAACCAGCTCTTTCTGCTCCTTAGTGTAACGAATTGCAATACCGTCAGTATTGGCTGACAAAGTCAAAGCCCCTGCTCGCTCAAGCCACTCAATCAACATGAGCAGGGTGAACTGCCCAGTCAGCGTGACCGCCAACATCAAGTCCGGCGAGTACAACACCGAGAAGCGGCTAGCGAGTTTGCCGAACGTACCATTCAATGAAATCTTCAGGGTCGCGTCGGTAATCTTGTCGCCGTTACGCTTTGCTTCTAGGCGGCGCTCATAGATCTTGCGGTACTCTTCTACGAAGCGCTTACCTAACGCAACCGGTATGAACCCGCACTCAAGAATGATACTCGGGTAGAACGAAGCCGCGTCAATGTCGCACATGTGATCATCACCAGCGATGTGACACACCTGCCTATCATGTACGCTGTGAATACCGCCCACGCCGAGCTGGTACTCGCCGCTGCCGAATTTAATCGTCTTTAGCCCGAGAAAATCTGGAAGCCTGACGTGCCCAGTGACGGGGTTCATGTTGAACACGTGCTCAGAGACGCGATCAAGCAGCCCCTGTAGCTCGGCATCCATAAACTTCAGGAACGCCGGAGGCGTATATCTGACCGTCTTAGGGATGTCATTATCCTGACGTTTGAGACCCATGCTGGTAATGTAAGCCTGTTCAGCCATTTGCGAGTCAGACTTGCTACGCATGTCGGCTCCGTAACGGCGGCTCATCTCAACGCGCAGCATAAGCTCACCCTCGAGTTGATTCAACAGCTCAGCCGTTGTGTCAACGTCGTTGTGGCAATACTCAAGTAGCATCGGCTCTTGATCAGGGGTGATCATGTCGTCGTGAGCGATCGGCATATCCTGCAACTTAGGCATGTGCATGCGAGCACCATAGGCTTTCAAACCTACGAATGACGGGGCGACCTCAATCAAGTCAATGTCATCAAGAATAACGCTACGTAAATTATGCTTACGCATCGCATTCCACGGCGCTAGGCGGTTCGTGATGATGTCATCAGCAATGCGCTTGATCTCAATCTCAGTCCTGCCGAGGCAGAACGCCGCCACAACCGCGTTGTCAAATGATTTGCTGTTGAAGCCGATAAATGTACTGTCTGACTGCTGCACGAACCGCGTAAGGCGAGCCGGTGCGTCGTCATCATGACGCCACAGGTCAAACCACTCGCCCGTCTCAATGTTCTTTGCGCAGAACAAAGTGCGGTTAGGTAGAGTTTCAGTATCAAACACCCAAGTGCCCATTTCAGTCTTGGTTAACATAGCCACGAGTCGGCTCAGCACCGTCACTGCAAGCCGCATCAGCTTTACGCTGCTCGATCTCAATCAGCTTCTCAAGGAAATGAACGGCTTTCTGTAAGTCTTGAATCGGGTTACCTTTGAGGTAGCACCGCTCAACGTACTTAGTAGTAGCCGCCTGAAAGTAATTCAGGTTCAAACGATTCACACGATCCCAGTGCTCCTCGCCGCCGTGCTTGTAGTGATTACCGCCTATTTGTTTTTGATTAGCCGCGCTCATGCTGCGTATTCCTTAATCATGTTGAAAATTTCGCGCTCGCGACCGACCAGAATCAACTCTTCCGCATAGCTGATGTAGCGGTCAAATACGCGGCGCATACGTTTGTTACCCAGTGAAATTTCCCGAGCGCAAAACAACGCACCCTGAGCTACGTCAGCGAGTTTGAGAGTGCGCTTGTCTTCAGGCGAGATGTGAGGCATGACGATTCCGGCAGCGGTCATAAGTCGCAGCTCTAATTCGTCTACCTTACCGCCGATGCCGAACTCACGCTTAGCGGGGGAGGGGATGTCACCGGTCTGATGTTCAGCGAGGTCGTGAAACAACGCAGCCATCAGCATTTGACGACTCGCCATCGGATCAAACAACAAACACAGCATAGCCACGCCGTGCGAGTGATGACCGACTGTTTCAGACACGAGGGTGGTGACGGTATGATACCGCTTCACTTCGCTTCCAGCCAGAATAAAATCGAGAGTATGTTTCACAAAAAAAGTTCTCCAGTTAGCAGTTATGTAAGAAATTATAACTCACATTTCTCACAAAAGTAAATTATTTTTTCTCAGCCTTTCGCAGCTCGTTTATCTCGTCATCTTCCTCTTTCATTTTGCGTGCGTGGTCACGGCGGTCAATCCAATCAAACGCAGCACGTTTCCAATCACTAGCTCGGATTTTAGCGGCATAGCTACGGCCGTCACCCGCGTGAATCTTACGTACGCGACTGATCATAGCCATCGGGTGAGCCACATGCTCAAAGAACGGGTTAGCATAATGAATGCGCTCTTTGTAAGGATCATGGCAGAACATCTCACACTCGGCTAGGAACAACTTGTACTCGCCGTTTAACATGATAGGTAAAGGGCGCACTTCACCTTT